TTTGTATATTTCGTATTCTTTATTATTAAATGATAACATAGAGAATGATTCAATGTTTTCCGTATCTGGCATTACTTCTTCTGTTGTTTGGTCTTCACTATCTTCTGATGTTGCAGGATTTTCTAGGGCTTTATTAGTTTCATCTTCTATTTGCTCAACAGTTTTACCTGTTTCTTCTGCAGATTGTGAAAGAATTACTAATGGAGTTAATTGCTCAAAGTATAATTCTGCATTATCAATACCACCCATTGTCAATGCGTAATCTAATGAATTAAGGATTAGATTTTGGAATGGAGATATTGTCATTGTTTGTAAAATACTAAATGCAGTTTTCATTTCCTCTGATTGTGAAGAGAAACCATTGTTTTGTGTTCTGATACCAAAAAGAAGTGGTGATGTAATTCTATGTGCTACAAGTATTCTATCTTGCACATATTCTGCAACATACTGATACTTGTCATGCAAATTAGAGATATCAATTATATCCAATGTAGGTTTAGTTGTAGGGTCATCGTTAAATGAAACCATAAAACGTCCTGCGTTATCTGTACCTGTGAATTTAGCCTGAATCAAATCCTCTATTGTTTGTCTTTCTTCAGGAGCAGGTACACCATTGTTAAAGTTAATCATTACCGCCGGCAAGAAACCATTTGTAATGTTATTGTAATGTAAGTTTGATACTTCACCTTCACTCATACTGAATTGTAGTGCTGAAACCCAATCAGGTAAGGAATAATAGTATAAACCTGGCGTATAATGTTTGATATAAAGTATTTCCATCTTTTCATTAGATGTACCAAACGCAGGTATTCTTTTTTTATCTTTTACCTTTTTACCATCTGACCAGTCTGTGCAATAATAATAGTTTTCTATCTTTGGTGAATTACCTAATTTTTCTGCACGAAGTGTTTGAACTGGAACATGATACATCTTTACTATTCTTGTATGGTCATCATTCCAATAAACTGTATATGCAGCATTACCATAAAGTTTTAAATCAAATGCTACTCTTTTAGTTTCCTCTTGTGGAATTAGTTTTTGTATTAACTCATTCTTCGCTTCATCATTTGAGTATAAACCTTTACCAAAAATAAGGTCAGCCAATCCTTCTACACATGCGGCATTAGTTGTAGATACATTATATGCAGTTGTTACTGCTGCAAAAAAGTCATCATGCCCATAAACACCAAATGGTATCCATGCATAACGAGTCTTTGAATCCTCATTTATGATTGGCATTGTATTATTGTTCACATTAACAATAGCAAAATTCTGTCTTCCTTTCATATTAGTCATAAATTATATATTTGTTCTCCGATGTGTGAGAAATATATTGTGTGTTCTTATTTTCGTATACTGATTTATCTACGGATTGAGATGCATAAACTTGCACACTTCCATTCCATATCACAGAGCCGGTTGCACCTTGATTAGTTATTACCGCTCTGTATTCTCCGGCAACAACAGCACCACTAATGCTTGCTGTAAAAGCTAGGATATTTTCGTATGGTGTAAATGATATACCACTCATACTTGCTGTATATGTGTTTAATCCCATCATATCAGTCAGGCTCATAGTATATGCATTACTGCCCGTATTCTGTGTTCTGATAGTCCATTCGTTAGATTGAGATATGAAATAGCTAAGCATTATCTTAAGTTTATCTAATTAAAAACAGGACTTTTGGATAAAATAGTTAAAACAAAAAAACCCCACTCAATTAAGAGTAGGGTTTGTTTATTTAGTTTTGCAATACAAATTATGAGTTTGTTCCGTACACTATTGTTGGTAATCCAGCTCCAGTCAATGCTGCAAATGGACTTGAAGTAGTTGATCCAGAGATAAACGCTGCTGGTAATTGCTCCTGACCTGTGAAAGTAATTGAGTATCCATAAAGGTCACCCAATGCTGCACCTGTTTGAAGAGTACCTGCAGTTACATCTGCACCTTCTCTTTCACCAACTAACAATGCATCTCCATTCATAGTCCAGATTACGATTTTTGGTCTACCATAAGCCATAAGCTTCATTTGAGTAGTCATTTCGTTTGTAAGTTTCTTAAGATTAAGAACTAATTCTTGTGAGAAGAATGTAGTACCATTATCTCTTGAAGTGTTTACAGTCTCTGTGTACGCTGAATTTCCTTTCAACTCATAATAATATACTGTGCTCCCTGAAGGGAATGCGGTTACTTCACCGCTACCGTTTTTAGTGAAAGAACCGGTGTTAAAGTTCATAAAGTAAACACCTTGGATGCCACCTATGCTATCCTTACATACTTCGTTTCTTCCAGCTGATAAATTACAAGCCATATTATTATGTTTTAATTTTGTTAGTTAATTTTGATTGAGATTAGTAAGCGCCGTAGTAAACGATATCTTGTCCGATACCGAACTGAACACCCGCTGTATATCTCATAATCACTCTGTAATTTTGAGAACCATCAAGGTTAGCCATATCCAACACTCTTACTTCATTATGGTCAGATAATAAACCTGTACCGAAGAATAAGTTAGATTTTTGTGCTGCCACGATTTTATCATCTCCCATACCAGGACACAATACTAAATCGATACCATTAAAGTTGTAAGGTTTCTCACCGATTACGAATTGGTTCTGATAACCATTAGCACCACCATTTGCGTTAGTTGCTTGAGTGATTTGACCAGAAGTTGCTAATTGGAAAGCCTTTGCAGTCTTTGTACCAATGTAGATAACAAGGTCTTGCTTACCGTAAACTGCGTTAGGAATAGTTGCTACAATTGAACCTAATTTAGATAATACGTTATCAGATGTGATAGAACCAGAGATGATTGCTGAAGAGCCACCAGTTGTTCTTGCTGGTAATACATCAGTTGCACCACCTGTTGCTACAGATGCTGATAATAATTTTTGGAAACCATCGAATTGTCCGTTGGTTGAACCATTACCTTGCCAAATTGATTCTTCAACAGCTTGTGCTACATTACCTGCAACATAAGATACTAAATAATCATTGAAGCTTCTTGGAATTTCATCGAATGCAGAGAATCCTAATTGTAATGCGTTCCATGAGTCTACGAACTCTTGCTTACACAATTGTAAGTTAACTTGGAATTCATCCGGAGTTAATATTCTTTCAGCGATAGATGCAGATGCTGCTGCGTTAAAGTCGCAAGATGCATCTTGAATAAGATTTGATACAGAAAGTTTTTGAATTACGCTCTTAAACTTAACGTTTGGCATAATTGTGATTAACTTCTTATCAAGTGTGTTTGCAGATAAAAGTGCTGCTGCTATATAGCCTGAAGCTGCTTCACCTGCGTAGGTAGCTGGAGCCGTTAATTCTGGCATTGCTACGAATTTTTGTACTTGTTTCATTTTAATCCTTTTAATAAGTTATTAATGTGTTTAATTATAAAGTTTTGATAAGAAGGATGTTTGATAATTGTCTACCTTCTGACCATAATTTTTTCTATTTTGTTCTGCTGCGAATTTCAATGGATTCTCATCGATTGGAGCACCATCTAATTTTGGAAGTTCTTCTTCTGCCATCTTTTCTTCTGCTGGCTTTTTATCTACTACTTCCTCTTTTACTTTCTCCATATCCATCATTTTCTTTTCCATCTCTTCGATTCTGTAAGCCATATCTTCTACCATCTTTTTCAAACCAGCAAGATTGATTTCAATTTCACCTTCTTCTGATTCTACTTCGTTTTCACCTAATGGTTCACCATCTGTTTGTGGCATATCTTTTGTAGCTTCTTCAGTTACTTCTGCCATTTCTGTACCTTCTTTAACTTGTCCTTTAAGGTCAGGCATTACATTTTCTTTATCTTCGTTTCCAACAGCTGGGATTGGTTCTGCTTTTACTTTTTCAGCATCTGCTAACTCTACGTTTTCTCTTTCAACGATTTTACCGTCTTTAGTGATAACTTTCATTCTGTTTTCGTTTCCTTCTTCATCTTTCAACATTAATTCATGCTCACCGTCTGGAGCAGGAGATTTAGTACCATCTTCTGATACTACTTCTAATGGTTCACCCACATCAAATGTTGGAGATTCTACGATAGTTCCATCTGCTAATTTTGCATACGTTAATTCCACTTCTTCTGCTGAAAGGAACTCAACTATCTTGCTTAATACTTTTTTAGCGTTCATATTAATTTTGATTTATATTATTAAAAACAATGTTTCCGAAATTTATAGTAATTTTTATTAAAATCGTTTTCTAAACACATACCATAATTGTCTAATTTGTTTTGTAGACAAAGCGTATGGGTATATAAG